TGTGTTACTTGTTCGCGATTTTCGGATACACGGGCTTCCCATGCTTCCTCAATTTGAGATCTAAGATCCTCACTAATCACATTGTTTTCAAATAAGCCTTTTAATACATCCAACATGTGATTCTCCTCTTGTTATCGGAGCTTGCCTATTACTGCTAATAGGCTCTCTTTAATGTACTTTTGTGCTTTGGCATCATTCTTCACTTCCTCCGCTATGCGTAAGGCTCTAAGCCCACCACGATTATTCATCAAGTGTTCATAGATTGGTGTAGGATATGCGCCAGGCGCACTTGGTTGAGCTACCACATCCACTGTGATAATCTCAAAATCACTGACAGTACCAGTTCCGTTACCACTGACATTGCCTGATCCTCTACTGCTTACTCCCAACTTAACTCCACTTTCTAACATAGTACGCACTAGGTTACCCATGGGTGTTGGTAGTATTTTAAACTTTCCATAACCATTTGGGCCGTCCATCCACATTTCTGTAATCATGTGGCTTACACGGTCCAAATTAATTTTTAAATCATCTGGATGATCTACTTCACCGAGAACGCTATATCCTCCTGATATCTGATCGTTCAAAGTTTTGACAGCTCGCTCTATCTCGTCAACAGGATATACTCTTTGGTTAGCATTTTTAATGCCACCTTGAATACAAATACCTTTCATGTATAGGTCTTTGCCGTTCTCTCCTTGACTTTCAATCACGCATCTTGCCTGATCGAAGGTCAAGTTTTCCCTAAGTATACTCATCTAATTATTTTGCTCTTTGTGGTGCACCGTTTAGTGGGCTCTTAGTATTGATGTTACCTACTTGTCCTTGTGGACCACCAGTACCTGCTCCCCAACCTTTACCTTCTGCTTCACCCTTCTTCTCTGCACCGTGTCCTGGCTCTTTCTTCTTAAATGCTTTTTTACCTGCATCTGCTTTACCTGGACGATTGTGGATTTCACCTAAACCACTGGTCAAATCCTGTGGTGTTTGATTAAACACACCATTGCCTTGAATCTTACGTCCTGCGCCTACTTCTACTGGAGCAGCACCGTTACGGTTACCTAGGATATTTTCTGATGTGCCACCCATTCTGTTTGGCTTGGCAATTGGGCTTTTAGTATATGCGCCGTCATCACCCATCTTACCCCAAGTGTTATAGTTACCGCCACCTACTTTTTCTACATACTCACGGATGAAGTCTTCATCTGTTTTTTCATCATCTTTGTCTTCATCTTCATCATCTTCGTCATCACGCTTTTCGAAGTACATACTGTCTTTTGTAGGTTCTTCTTCACCGCCCATGTCGTCTCCGCCCATACCCATGTCGTCTCCGCCCATGCCCATGTCGTCTCCGCCCATGCCCATGTCACCGCCTAACTTTTCTTCAAAGTCTGCTCTTAGAGCTTCTAAATCTGCTTCAAGATCGTCCACACGGTCACCGAGCTCACCTTCACCGCCCATGTCGTCCATGTCGCCCATGTCACCTTCTTCATCACCTAGGTCGCCCAAGCCATCATCTTCTTCATCACCGGCTTCAACATCACCTAACATGTCGTCTGTTTCGTCACCACCAAAGGCTTCCATTCCTGGCTCTTCTGGCTGTGGCATCATGCCCATGTTTTCTTCAGTAGGCTCTTCATCGTCATCACGTGACTCTTCGGTTTCCTCGTCGAAATCATCAGCTAATAAATTCTCGTAAATTTCGCGGCTTTTAGCCACGACTATATCATGAAATAACTCTCGTGCTTTAGCTTCCTCATCGTTAATAAGGTACTCAAGCATCTGTTCGAACTTTGAACGATCTCCCATTTTGGTCTCCTATAGGTAATGAGCTGTCAAGTATTATTTACATATAACTGTAAAAAAGGGTGTCTTATAGCCTAAATCTAACGTATTTTTTTCCATTCAGACATAATCCCTTTAAAATCGTCATAGTATATTTGGAAATAGTTATCATATTTGAATTTGGTCTCATAGAAATTTGGAACAGTGACTCTAGTGTATTTTATATTAGGATTATTTTTTACAACATTTTCAGTTTGTTTGAGCCAATTACCATAAAATGTAGCCTTATCTGAACTGTGTTTATAATTAGGTGTGTCGGCAAACACATTGTTAAGTTTGCCATCTAATCCTTCAAAGTCAAAGCCGAAAAAATATATCTCATGTGGCTTGCTCTGTGAGGCTAGGTATAAGGCTGTAGGGCCACTGCTCCATCCTAAATTAGGTTCTATGTAGTTAAAATTCTTAAATTCCTTCCTATACATATTGTCATAGGTCCATACTTCCCTCTGTAATTGATAATTGGACTTTCCTATTTCATCAATCATCTTTTTATCAACAGCAATTAGGAAATCAGGTTTAAACTCCCTATAAACAGCGTTACAGGCGTAGATAAGACCATATGGTCTTACCTCATTAAAATCTATATTAAGGCGTGTTCGACCATTGCCAAACACGAAGTCTCGTCTCATAGTGGCTTACGACGGCACATCCAAGCTACATTTTGAAATTCATCACGCATATAATCTTGAAAATTATTACGATCCATTGCTGTTTGTATGTCAGCATCGGTAATCTCACACCAATTCCAAATACGATTATTGATGGCTTCTTCAAAATATTCAACATTTCTACAGTAATCATGTGCCATAATAAAGTCACCTGGCTTGAGATAATCTGAAAGTAAATTTACTTCCATTTTCTTCATACCACCATCACACATTAATACTGTAGTACCTGGACGTTGAATATTATCTCTAATTTCTGCTAGATTGCTGTCACGGATATTCATATAATCATCCGTAAAAAGATTACAAATTCTTACTAAAATACCTTCATCACTGAGCATTGAATACCATCCTTGTGGATGTAGTTCATAACTGATCATTTGATAATCATGACCAACTTCTTTTAAAATTCTGTTTAGTGCTAGGCTTGTAGCACCTTGTCCGATACCAATCTCGATGACTGTTGTAGGTTTTACTTCATTGAAAAAAGTACGAAAAGGAGCTTGAAAATTCTCGTGTTGTTGGCAAACAAGGCCTTCAATAGGTGCGTGTATCATAACTTTCCTTTATAAATGATTAAGCGGCAGGCTGTGCAGGTTCAGTACCATACATTTTTTGAACGAACTCTAATTCTTCTTCCATTTCTAAAATGTGCGATTCCGATGCCTTACGTAAATCATTTATCTGTCTTAAGGTAAGTCTGGTTTTTCTTGTGTCGCTACGCTGTAATTCTTCTATATCTCGTGCAGAATCAAACCTAAAATCATTACTGATTTTTTGAGTTTCTGGATTTAGATAAAATAACTCTCTAAGAATCATATAGTATTTATTACATTGGAGCTGGAGCTGTCATTGGACTAGCCATGCCTGTTTGCGGAGCTGCTATAGGCTGACCTTCCAAACCTGCTGTCATATCCTCAGGTGCTGTAGTATCACTACTCATTTCAAGATCACTGTCGATACCTGCTGCGCTCAATCCTGCTCCACGTAATTCTCCGCTGGCATCAGTACCGGTAATAGGTGCCATACCCTTCTCTTGACGCCATAGATTTTCGTTTTCTGCCATCTCTTCTTCGCTTAATCCTAAGAATCTCTTTAAGGCAAAACGCTTACTGATGTAAGGAACTTGTTGTATAGTATTAAATGTATTAATCCTCTGTCCATCCATCTCGCTCTGTCGATAAGCAGCAAAGTTTAGTGGTGTCTGAAACTTAATCTCAAACAGACTAGTATCTATATTAACACCTTTTGAATATAAGAATCTCTTAAATTCTTCGTCAAAAACGCTTGTTAACAATGTTTGTAACCTAATACAATAATTGTTAAAACGCAATTCTTGAATATAGGCTGTACCTACACGACCATCATTATATTGTTGTTGTCCGTCATCTGGGCCACTGGGCAAATAACTACTTGGTATACGTAAAGCTCTAAATAACTTGTTGGTAAAATATCTTAAATCGTCGATTTCACCAAGGTTTTGACCACCTGCTAGTGTTTCCACCTTACTACCTCTACCGCCTTCAGTCTGTGGGAAGAAATAGTCTTCACCAATACTCAATGGGTTGTAAGCACTATCAATAATGTTCATGCCACCGCCATTTTGGCTAGGTATGCGACGTTGATGTATTTCATTTTTAACACGCTCTACAAAGGCCATGGCCATATGACTGGGCATATTCCCAACATCAATATAGAAAATTCTACGCTCTGGAGCACGTTGTATACGATAGATTAAAATAGCATCTTCTAACAATTCTTTTTGTTTATAAACTTTAAAAACTTGTTCAAGCAAGCTATTTCCAAATGGATAATTATTATCTAAACCTTCACTCAAACTCAAATGTACTACATGAGCAGCATCAATTGCCATCTCATTTTCATTAGAACTAAACCTATCACCATACTGCGTTGGATAAGCACCTGTGGCACCACGAGCCATGCCTCCACCTGCTATATAATTACTACCTCTGTTATTAGTTTGATGAGGACTTTGTTGTATCTGTGTGGCTACAAGATTTTTAAAATTTGGATTTAAGTCACGAATAACATACTGTTCTGGCTTCTTTCCATCACTTTCATTAACAATGATTTTAACCATCTTACTAGGATCGACATAAAACCATTTTTGTGTTT